ACACAATAGGAAAGAGTGGGCTGAGTGGCGACGACGACTACCCAATGTCAAGTTTCTACCGTGGCTGGTCTGTAACGATCCAGAGGAGGATGCAGACAATGCTGATTGGATAGCAGCCAACTACGATTTCGATGGTATGCTGTTCAATGCCGAGAAAGCCTACGAGAGTACAGGCAAGTGGAAAGCCTCTGTGCTGGTTCCTCGTCTAATGCTGAATCCGAAGATCGGCCCGAAGCCCAAGATACTCTCACATCCCTCGACGCCTGCGGAAATCTACAACATGGACTTCCGCACCTTTGAACGTGGAGGTTTCACGTTCGCTCCACAGGCGTACTGGCTTGATCCTACACTGGCAGGGCCACCGGAAGCCTACACGCCGAAAGCACTGTATGTTTCCGTCTACCTACCCAAGCAGATGCACGTCGGATGGGACTACAGAATCCAGGTGGCCGGAATTGCAGAGAAACATTGGGCACGTATGGTGTCCTGGGACGGTGGTACGAATACAGTTGTCAAAGACCTGCACTCGACTAAGTTGTACCGTTTGACTGTCGTTCCTAAGTGGGAAGGCAACTATCTATACATGGTGGTCAACCCACAGAGGGCACTCATGGACTACAAGACGGGTAAGGTAGTGGTCGGCAAGATTCTCGGCTTTCAGGCCAGCAGCAAAATCTTCCCCACGGTAGGCTACTATCCGAACTGCAATCCTACGCCGCAGCAAGTTACCGATGAACTCAACAAAATCAAGTACCTCAAGGGTGCAAGTCTGTACCTTGGAGAGACTTCTACATCCGAACACGTGAAGGCAGTATGGTCAGCAATCCAATAACACCGAGACAGCTAGAGGTTCTTCAGTGTGCAGCACAAGGTCTGGGACTACGACAGACTGCTGATAAGCTGTGGATTGTTCCACAGACAGTGAAATTCCATAGAACACAAATACTCTATGAGCTACAGGCAAAGAATATTACACACGCCGTTGCTATTGGATTCAGAAAAGGGATATTGAAATAAGACAACCAACCCCTTGACACAAGCCCCGTCGTTTGATAGGGTAGATCGTTCCAAGGGAGAGCAACCTGAACGGAGGGTGATGGCACCCGAAACTGAAATCATTACTAGTCCACCGTGGATTCCGTCCAAGTGGGATATTATCCCTATCCACGGCTCAGACGTTGCAAGTTTCAAACGATGTAGGCGGTATTGGGACTGGACGAGTCCAAGCCGAACCAACCTACGTCGGAAGGTTGAGGTTCACGGTATCAATATGCCTCTGTGGTTCGGTACCGGAATCCACTACGCACTAGAGAAGTATTACGATCCGATCCTTCGACACGATCCTGTCGAGTCATTCCTGACGTGGTTTGAATATCAGTGGGATGGCGGTATGGTGACAGAGGAATGGCTAGACCTCACGTATGACGTGTCGCCGCGCTATGGAGGCGAATGGATCGGTGATCCAGGCAACGTAGACACACTGCATAAGACATGGCATATCCGTGGTCTGAAGGAAATGCTACCTAACATTGAACTTGTCCAAGAGGATTTTGAGGCCCACAAAGAACTAGGGATCGGGATGCTCACCTTCTACAAGGAGTATGCCGAAAAGAATGACGAGTTTGTTGTGGTCGCCGCTGAGTCCACGTACTCCATCCCCCTCGGGTTTGAGGCGGTGGACATACGTGAGGACAGTCCCAACTATGGACACAAGTGTGAGGTACACGCACGTGGAAAACGTGACGCTATCGTATTCTTCCCCGAACAGAACAAGTATGGTATTATTGACCATAAAACTGCTGTAAGGATTGACGAAGACTACTTCAAGAAACTTGAGAAGGACGAACAGTGCAGTAACTATCTGTGGGCTACCATCATGGAGTCAGAAATGCATGACTACCCATGGGCGGGGCAGATGGTGGATCGTGTGATCTACAACGCACTCCGTAAGAACTTCCCGAAGCCTCCCACAGTGCTGCAGAATGGTCTGCTCTCTGTGGCCCGTGCAACGGAGGGCACCACGGCTGAGCTATTCCAAGCAGCTATCCTTGGCAATACAGACCGAGAACACTGGTTCCGCAATAACGACAAGGCACAGGCTTACTACACGTATCTGTGTGAAATGGGCGACAGCCTGTTTATCCAGCGTGACCTAGTGACTCGCAATCCTCACGAAGTCTATGCGACGGGTGAGCATCTAGTCATGATTGCTAAGGAAATGCTTAACAGCCCTGCCGTGTACCCAAATCCCACAGGAGAGTTCCGCTGTCTGCAGTGTGCGTTTAGGTCACCATGCATCGCCGCCGACGACGGAAGCGACTGGCAAGGCATGCTCGCAGACGGCTACGAAGTGAACAGGGATCGATAATGACACACCAAATGATCAGAGCATGTATCGATATCTGTCAGGCAGAAGGATTCCAGGTTAAGATCACGAATCCCGAAGATGTATGGCAAGCTGAATTTGTAGACTTGCATCATGCTCAGGTTCTTGAGCGCGAGTTGAATATGCTTTCATCAGCCGCGATCATTAGAACGGATCGTACACTACGGTGACCTGGGATTTCTTCATACCGTTCGCAATTGGTGTCTTCGTAGGTATCCTACTAACACCTGCTATCAACGAGTTCTTCAAAGACGATGACTGAACTGTTTGAAGTTATCAGCGAAGATGAATTCGTCGCTGAGCAAGCTGTGGGGGAGGATTTGGGACTCGTTAAATCGGGCGCTCCTCCCCCACAACAGGATTTGACCTATTGCGAATTCTGCAAAGGTTACTACAACGAGTACCACTTCGGTGAGCCGGAAGGGGGTGAATAATATAGCAACCGCAGAATTGAAGGAGAGGCTAGGCGCTCTACCCCCTGCCGAATCAATCACGTGGCTCAATATGATGCTGTACGGGGAGCCGGGAGTAGGGAAGACGTATTTCCTGGGTACAGCACAGGATCATAAGGCAACGTCACCATTGTGTATCATCGATATCGATGGTGGTATCTCGACGCTACGGCATCGCAAGGATATTGACGTTATCCAAGTACGGTCGGTCAAGCAGTTGGTCGCAGCCTACCGTGAATTGTTCAATGCCATTCCTTCCGATGGTAAGAAATTCCCCTATGGTACAATCGGGATCGATACACTGAGTGAGCTACAGGCACTCGACCTTGTTGAAGTAATGAAAGAGTTTAGCAAGGTGAATGATAAGATCGATCCAGACGTACCGGATCAGCGAGGGTATGGTAAGTCGTCTACGCATATGCGACAGCTAGTACGTGCGTTCCGTGACCTACCATGTAATACCATCTTCAACTGTCACTCGTCTTCTGACCGTGATAACAACATGAAGATGATTGTGTTCCCGAAGCTGGTAGGGAAGCTCCGTATTGACATTCCGGGGTTTCTTGATATAGTCGGCTACTACAGAGCGGAGAGCAATGGCGACGGAGTAACGAGATATATGCAGTTTCAAAAGACCGAGACTGCAATCGCTAAGGATAGGACTGGCGCGTTCGATGCAGTCGAAGTCGATCCGACCGTTCCTAGTTTGTGGTCTAAGCTCGCAACAACAAATGAAGGAGAGTCCAAGTGAGTGATCTTTTCGATGGCACCCTAGATTTGACAGGTGCCGATCCAGATGCAATCGGCTTCCCCGCTATTCCTTCGGGACGCTACGAAGCACACGTGGCGAAGGCAGAGTGGAAGTCCACTGACAACATCGACGGCATGAAGGCACTGCCGCATGCCACACCGTATCTTTCTCTTGGTATCCAGGTGAATGACGGTGAGGAGGATCGTGACGGCCAGAAGGTTGCCAACGTGTACGCTGGTTGGACTAATCTGTTTGTGCCACCTGCGGACTACGATGCAACCAAGGCACAGTCCATGAAGAATCGTATGGCTAACTTCCTTACTGCAATCGGTGAGGATTGGCAGAAGAAGGGTTATCATATGCCTTCGACCGAGGAACTGATCGGTCGTGAGCTTACGGTGATCGTCCGCAAGAAGTTCGATAAGGCGAATGACAAGTACGTGAACGATATCGAAGGCTTCAAGCCTGCTGGTTCGGCCGCAACTGCAGAATCCGGCCTACTGGTCTGACGTAATGCACTAGGGGCACCCCTAACAAGGGGTGCCCTTTTGTGTCTTTACAATCATGCACTCTGTCACCGATGAGGAGAAGCGCGCTAGCTTGCTCGCGTTCTTTGAGTACCTGTTTAGATACGACGAAGGGTACCTCGTCTTGGCTACTACAAGACCACCAGCTAAGCGAGACACGTTCAATGAGAGATTCTTTGCATGGCCGTCAGAGAAAGAGTCCGCTGTGGAATTCATCGACAGTGTAACCATGACGCACAACGTGTACTTTTGTGTGAACATCATGTCGGCAAAGAAACGTGTGAAAGCTAACGCCATCCCCCAAAACCTAGTATGGGCCGACCTGGACGCTTGCCGCCCCGATCAGCTTGAACACCCCCCACAGTGTGTGATCGAATCCTCTCCGCATCGCTATCAAGCGATATGGCGACTCGACCACAAGATTGATCCGACTATTGCGGAGAACTATTCAAAGCGTCTTGCCTACTTCTATGCCAATCTGGGTGTAGACAAGTCGGGATGGGATAACACACAGCTACTACGTGTACCTGGCACGTACAACTATAAGTACCAGATGGAAGAACCTCCATCTGTGCGGCTGTTGGCGAAAATTGAGCTAGCTATCCCTAGCTCTACGTTCGATCTATTGCCACAACCCGACGGCACTTCCGATGTTCCCGATATAAAACTGCCCAATGTTGAGAACCTGCCTTCTGCCGACATGATCATCTATCGGTATCAGGAGCAGCTTCGACATAAAGAGCTAGCGACGATCTTTGCACGGTACTACACAGAGGAGCCTGTTAGCGATTGGTCAGGCGCTCTGTGGCGACTCCTTTTGCTATGTTTTGAACTCGGCATGACAGCCGAGGAAGTATATGTAATCGCAAAGAATGCAAAATGCAACAAGTATGAGCGTGACGGGAGGCCCGACTCTCACCTATGGCGGGAGATTATCAAGGCCGAGCTAGAACAGAAGTCTCTTGAGGTTCTACTCTCGGATCATAAAAGCCTCGTTATGCCAGCCCTACTTTCGGCAAAAGAGGAATCGCTACTTAAGCCCACGATCATTGACGATTACATGGAGTGGGCCAAGGACGTGACAGATGCCGTTCCTGACTTCCATGAAATCTCCTGCTCCATTGTCATGTCTGCGCTCATGGCGACCACTGTACGCTTACCTCGCTCCCGAGGGCAGTCGATAGTCCCTAATCTGTGGGCCATGATTCTCGGTGAGACTTCTCTTACACGCAAGACGACAGCTATGGATATGGCAATGGACTTTGTAATGGACGTAGACCGAGACTTGATACTTGCGAGTGACGCTACCGCTGAAGGTCTGATGGCATCGCTCGCGCTCCGTCCTAAGATGGTGTCTATCTTCTACCGGGACGAGGTAACGGGATTCTTTGACGCTATCAATCGCAAGGAGTATCTAGCATCGTTGCCTGAAATGATGACGAAGATGTATGACGTACCAAAGTACATGGTACGTAAGCTCCGTAGAGAATCATTTGTAGTCAGTGAGCCTATCTTCATCTTCTTTGGCGGCGGCGTACCAAACAAGATGTTCTCGTTAATAGAAGAATCATACTTTGCATCGGGATTCATACCACGGTTCCTGATCATGCGTGGGCACCAAGACACTGCCAATCTCAAGTTTGGGGTCGATCCGCCAGCAGGAGAGAAGACAGATAAACGAACCGATCTACTGTCTACCTTCCGCTCCTACTACAACATGTATACAGACCAACAGGTAACGGTGGAGCTTCACGATGGGCAGAAGATGATTTCCACACCAGACATAATGGTGTCGTTTCCACCTGCGTTCTATGAACGTGCGGCGCTCATGGAGCAACAACTCACAGAGGCCGCATCAGACTCGTCAGAGTCAGATAAGGCACTCCCGATGTTCACCCGTATGTTCACGTCCATGATCAAGCTGTCCATGCTGTTTGCCGCATCCCGGCAGGAGCCAAAGGATTATAAGATAGAGGGCACGTTAGACGATCTTCTCAATGCAGCCTACTACATACAGAAATGGGGTAAGCATGCAGTAGACCTGATCCAGAACTCCGGTATTACGTCAGACGAGTCGAAGACGATAGCAGTGTACAAGATGGTCGAAAAGCGTCCGGGTATAATGCGTGGTGACGTTATGAGGCATCATCGTCTGAACGCACGTGTCATGGACATAATTGAGGATACCCTAGTGCAGCGTAACATGATGAGCTTCCAACGCAAAGGGAAGGCCAAAACGTATTGGCCTATAGGAGTATGAAAGAGATTGATCTACTCCAAGCTGAAATGCGGCAACTCAAGGAACTACGAAGGATACTTGACGTTCGTATTGAATTCATACATCGAAGGATGTATTCTCCCTCTCTCGGAAAGAGCGCAGTGGATAGTAGACCGCTGATCCCGTTTATACAACAATCTATCGATAACCATGAGTCTCTTGGTGCTATTGCCGCTCGCTGTAACCTATCAGAGCGCACAGTTGCAGCGGCACTACGTGGAGAGCCTATCTCACAGTCATCCGCCGACAAACTGATTACAGGACTAGGCATCCCACACCTGTATGACGATATCGTGCCCATGCCCCCGGAATCCCAATACTACGAGGAGTGACATGACTGAAGTTATCATCCCACAGGGTAAGGCAATCATCGAAAAGAAGACCTGGCAACTGCTAGTTCGCAAGCCTACGTTTGAGACTCACTACTACTTCCGTCTGGTCGCAAACAACGGTGAGCCTATCGCCCAATCCGAGCAGTACACCCAGAAGCATAATGCAGAGGAAATCATTGACAAGTATTTCAGCAACTTCATGAAGATCGACAAGACTGGTGAGTAAGTACCAAAAATATCCACCCGAAGTTGGTTGCTGGTTTGCGCTATTTATCAGCTTCATATTCTGGGCACTACTCATGTTAGTGGTTTGGCAATTATGGCCGTAGACACCCTGATATCAGTCCGCGACGAGTACAACGATGTAGTCTACGCTGTCAAGGATAGATGCGTAGCTTGTGGAAAAACTCAAGTATACTATTCTGAGAAGTATCTTTGGATATTCAACATACGATCTGGTCTACTCCATATCCCGCATTACGACTATAATGATAAGACGGCTTGTGGTAAGGACTGTACAGGGAAGACATGGCTACATCGGCAGTAGCAGCTAAAGCACCACACGCACTATGTCATGAATGTCCTCTCGCAGATGCACCCTGCGTGAAGACCCGGAAGCCCACCATGCACCCTGTGCGGGGTGCCGTGGTTTCGCGCTCACCGGGCAAGCCTGAAGTCATCGCGGGAGAGCCATTTGCAAGCCAGTATGGTAGTGGCAAGATCATGGACTACCTACTCGGAATGAATGGGGTGAAACGTGAGCAAGTTCTTCTTACTAACACTGTTCTCTGTGTGGCACCAGATGGGAAAATTCCGCCAGAAGCCATTAAAGCCTGCGCTCCTCGTCTGGAACACGAACTCCGAGGTATTGATACAGTTGTCGCGGCGGGAGATGAAGCAGTTAAGCTCCTTATTGGACGAGGCTCTATCTCAAGATATAGGGGATATCGTCATAGCATCGGAGGCAGGACGGTGGTGGCAACTAACAACCCTGCAATCGTCCTCCACGACGACTCAAAATTCCCCGACCTTAAAAGGGACTTCCAAAGAGCGTTCAATCCGCTACCTCCCCCCACCCTGCCAATAGTAGAGGTAATCGAAGATGTTGGAGAAATTAGAAGAACGCTTAGAGATTTGGCACGGTACCAAGGACATATCGCTGTCGATATCGAATCCAGAGGCGGACTATCTCACAAAGCAACTCTTATTAGCGTCCAATTCTCTATTGACGGAAGCAATGCCATTGTATGTGGCGAGCGCGGTGGAGCTTGGCGATCCCCGGATGCAATTAAGGATCTTTCCAACGTCCTACGAAATGAGCAAGGGCGAGTTTTCATCTATCACGGCGGTAAGTTTGACACTAAAATCCTACGTCACACCTACGGAATCGAAGCCAGAGTAGATCATGACACTATGCTCCTCTCATATGCGCTCGATGAACGTAATGGTACGGACGAGCGAATTGGGGTACATGGCCTCGACTATCTACTCATGGATACTTTTGGATGGCCTCATTATTCCAGTCCTGCTGTTGAAGCGGCCAAGAAATCCGGAGTCGTCACAGACTACGATGAATTCTATAGGTATGCGGGAATGGACGTTGGCGGCACTTTCCAACTTTTCGGGGAGCAGTACCCTCGCGCAGAAAGAGACGATGTACTCCGGGCCTATAGCCACCTACTATTACGAGGTAATAGCTTTTGCACCGATGTAGAACTGGACGGCATGATCTATGATTCTGTACGCGCTGGTGATATCCATGAGTTTGAGGTACTGCCTGAGTTAGAGGAGATTGCCAAGCAGCTACAGCAGCATGCCGGTAATCCATTGCTCAATGTCGGATCGCCTAAGCAAATGTCGCATCTGTACTATGACGTATGGGGTATCAAGCATGCGATGCAGAAGCGTAAGCCACTGAAGAACATGCCCAACCCAGAGAGGAGTATCGATGACTCAGCACGAAAAGAAATCATCGAAGGACGATTTAAGTTTCGGGGAGAGACAGTGGTTCAACGTGAAGGCAACATTGTACGCTCTGTCACTGCGGAGGATAGCGACGAACGCAAGAAGTTCTACATTAGCTTTACAGAATCTTACGACCGCTACCAAAAACTTGTCAAACAAGATGGGACGTACCTCGTCGGACTCATCCAAAGAGCAGAGCTAGATGAAGATTCTCGGATTTACACTCAGCTCAACCTACATGGCACGAACAGTGGGCGGCTCTCGTCTAGTAAACCTAACTTGCAAAATATCACGCGGTCGAAAGAGGGACTGCCGGATATCCGTAAACTATTTCGCGCCTCTCCTGGCCGACAAATTGTACAAGCAGACTTCTCGCAGGCGGAACTTCGATGTATCGCTCAGTTTTCGGGCGATACAGAGCTTACACGAATTTACCGTAACAACCTATCACTCCACAGGGAGACTGCAACCAAGTTCTTTGGGGCAGACTATACTGACGAGCAATACTCGACCTGCAAAAACGTAAACTTCGGTGTATTCTATGGGCAGAGTGCGGATACATTCCAAGAGAAGCACGGTATTCCTAAACGACTAGCAGAACCCTACATAGCATGGGTGTGGCAAACATTCAAAGGTGTAGAGGAATGGGAGGATGAAGTAAGACGTGAAGTCAAAACCAAGCATGTACTCGTTTCACCTTTCGGGCGAAAAAGACGGTTCCATCTACTTACACGTGAAAACCTCCAAGCTGCTTACCGGGAAGGAATTAACTTCTATCCGCAAAGCACTGCGTCCGACCTCACCCTCTGTGCTGCAATTAGGCTTGCTGATGAAATCGATCGATCCAGGGCTTCAATTTGCATTCTGGTTCACGACTCAATCGTTGCAGACGTTGAGCAGGCGTACATCGAAGAATACTCTACAGTCTGCGAACAAGTAATGTCCTCTGTGGCCCTTGACGAACTAGGCTGGACACTGCCATTCGTAGCAGAATTCGGTGTCGGCCCTACATGGGGAGAAGCAAAGTGAGTGCAAGCGAAAAACTAAAGGCAATCATGGCTGAGAGTTTCGCGGCTCCGTGGCATTACGACCAGCCCGGAGGGACACCTTCCGACATACGCGACTTCCGCCGTACTGCGCTTCCACAGATCGTGGAAGTGTTAGAGACGGCAGAAGATGCGGTCGAGTATGGAGCAGAATTTGTACCGGGTACTAATCTAGGCCGCGCCCTTGTTGCTCTCGACAAAGCACTGGGAACTGAACCGGCACCTGATACTGGTATCGCTGCCGACTATTGGGAAAGTGCGGAATGAGTATCACACAGACAAGATTGTGTGACAGATGCGAAGCAGTAATCCCCGGCGAGGAGTATGCTTCAGTTCAAATCGAATGGGGTAAGGACGACAGCGAAATCGATTTGTGCCAAGGATGCCGACTCGCCTTTCGTGTATTTTTGCGCGGAGCGGATCAGCGTTCAGAAGGTCTGTGTGTTGCCCGAACAAGATATGGTGAGACATGTCAACGTAAGAACTTACACGAAGGCGACCATGTTTACACTTCACCCGCAGATGGTGTATCGTTTTCATGGAGCGACGAGAGGAAAAGATGAAAGATACACGCGATCCAACGCATGTTTATCTAGATATCATGCAAGCCAAGACCTTCTGGAACGAGGGCATCCTGGCCGCTGCCGACCGGGTAGAAGCTGAGCGGCTGTCGTCCACAGGGCGAGCGCAGGCGGCTCCCTCCCAGGCTCCGAGGGACTTTGCGGACTACGGGCCGGAACGCGGGGAGGCCCGTCAGAACGGCGCACAGGCGTCCGGTGAAGGGGGCGGTTCCTGAGTGGAATCAATAATTGCACTTGATCCAGGTATCACCACAGGAGTATGCTTTGGGGTGAAGCGCGACGAGTCGGAAATACTGTACTTAGCACCCCATGAGCAGAAGTATACGCTCCAAGAACTGTACATTTTGCTGTCGGATTTCCTTAGTTCTACAGAAGACCATGCGAACATCATCTACGAGGATTTCCAGTACCGCAACTATGCCAGAGCAGGGCTAGACCTGACTCCTGTTAAGATGATAGGAATAATCGAACTGTTCATTGAGAGACATGAACCTATCATACTTGCAAGTAAGCAATCACCCTCAACAGGCAAGTCATTCTATAAGGATGATGAGCTAAAGAAGATCGGCTGCTACAAGGTTGGCATGCAGCACGGGCGGGATGCGACCCGGCATCTATTGCAGTGGGCCAACTTTGGAGCCGGTGGTCAATACTTCAATCATGATGAGTTGACGTTTGAAATGTTGGAAGTAGATCAAATATGGGAGAAGATGCAGTGGTAAGGGGGTGGTTACTATTGATTGGCCGACGCCTAGTGAATTAATAGGGGGTACCCGCAGGAGAGAAACGGGTACCCCCTATGCCTCACCCTGGCAACGCTAGAGCAGCGCATTACCATGGATCAAGGTTGCAGCACCGAGCCGACCGCTACTTGGTCGTTTGCCCTCTATGGCCTTGATCCCGTTAGCCCCTGATGTTCTAGAGGCTCACGCTGTCGCTGATTGCAGCAATCAGCAAGACTACAAAGATACCGACGAGCAACAAGGTATCAATACTGATATTGATGTTCATTTAGCCCCCATCAGTGGGTGAAGATGGTGCAGGATTCGACTCAGGCGGCTGTGGAATCTGGTACACCAATGCTAGTGCTGCGACGAATGCGCTAACTGCCGTCAGTAGCTCTAGCTGTGAAACCACACGATCATCGAATGCCGGGACGAGTGCTGTAACGAATGCACCCGCTGCGCCGATGAACGATTTGATTGCCCCACCGTAGATACCAGGCACGTTGTCTACGAATGCTACCAACGCACCAGACGCGAGAACTGCGCCTAGAGCAATCAACCACGTTTGCGTGTCGATATCTCCAATGTCGGTCTTGCCCGTAAGTGCAACGGTCAAAGCCGCAAGGATCGCCATGATCAATGCGACTCCTGCTTTAACCCAACCTTGAGCAGCGATTGACATTAGCCCTCCTCTACGTCGCCGGGATCAACGCCGTCGATAGGTGACCACGAAGCTCCCTTGCTTACATCACCACGTCCGATATGAACGCGGTTATTCCAACCTTCCTGTAGTCCTGCATCGCTCTCAGGCGGCGACTCTGCACAGAACACTGCACCACCTACATGCTCCTCTGCACCATGTTGCGTGACGAGCATGGGGAATGAGTTACCTGCACCATCATGGAACTGTACCCAATGTGGTTCTAGCATTATGACTCCTCCGGTATTAGTTGTGGTCTGACGACGAACATGAATTCATCTGGATAGCGATAGTAACTACGAAGCGAACCAATTAGCTCTGGCGCTCTCTCCGATCCATTTGAACCCCATTGTGCTGTATCGACATTTCCCTCCTTAATGCATTGGATTACGTGCCGCTCATTTTGGAAATGAGCTAGGTCACCTATGCGATAAGGCTGACCAATTCTGGGCCAATCATCTTCGTACCAGTCTGTATTGCCCCATCCTGTGAACTTCCACTTTGCAGGATCAAGAGTCTCATGATCCGTCATAGTCCAGGCATAGCGCACAGCCTGAATGACCATCATTGAACAGTCAGAGTATCCACCCTTTTCAGGGTCTACGGTTGTATCCTTTGGTCTACCCTGATCGTAGTGCCAGATTTCATTGTGAGCGATTGCCTTGAGCCAGAATTGGCGAATGTGATACTGCACTTGATCCATAATCTCTGAATCAGAGGTTACACGGGCTTCGTCTTGAATCAGCTTTCGCGCATAGAAGTCGAAGGCATATTCTCCCGCATTGGGACGACCCGATGGAACCTTCTGTGAGCGCATAACAGCCCATACCAACTTGCCATACGACGGATCGGCAGACAGACCATGCTTCTTCTTGTATTTCGCCATGGCAGCGCCAAGTGTGGCATTCCAATGCCGATCATAGTCATGCCAATCCATAAGTCCGATACGACCCATGAAGCGTTTACACGCTTCTGCCGTAGGCCCACGCGACTTGTATGGCCCTGTCGTTAGACCGTATGGCCCTGTATAGGGAACTTGTCTCTCGGTAAGCATCAGCGTAGGTGGTTAACGATCCAGATTGCAGCTATGACTATTAGCAAGATGATCAAGATTGTCCAAAGCATGTTCTCTCCTATTTTCCGTTGCCGTTTCGCCGGATATAAAGCCAACCGCACACAGTGAGCATAACTGGCGTAATGGTGTTAAGAGCCGTCCAATCTCTGCGGATGATACCTCCAATGATCGCCGCTACTCACACAATCGTTATTCCAATTGCGATTACCATAGCTATGCTTTGCTTACTCAAGTCGGATATTCCCGAATTGTCAGCATTACAGATGGCTCAGGGTCACCTGTCTGAGCAGGTAAAAAAGTAACCTGTTCTACTATGTAGTCTTTATAGTCACGACCGTTTGGCAGTTGAAGATGGTCACCCTTGCGAGGGATTCCTGCCAACAATTCCTCTCTATGAACTCCATTGGGATAAGATAAAATGACCGTTTTCACTCGCCCCCCTGTGCTGCTGCTTTTTCTGCTACTTCTGCTTGCTCAACTTTGGTAGTAGCAGCTAGGCGATCCCGTACTGTTGCGGTAAGTTCTGCAATCTGCTTCTGGACGACATTAATAGCAGCTTGCTCATTAACGGTCGGGTCTTCAATTTTAGCTAAACGATTCATTACCACTAGTTGTCCCTGTAATGCAACTAGCTGTGCTTCCATTGCTGCTGTCATGTTTGAATTGACAAGTATATGGATCGCGTCTAGTTTACCACTAGCCTCCTTAGCACTAGCAGCAACCTTCTTGTTCTCCGCTAGGAGCAACTTTGCTGCCTCTGCTGCTTTCTCTGCAACTATATCTTCTCGTCGCCAATCTTCTTGCTTTTCCTTGCTACGCTGATGACCAGTAAGTAACATCAGTACACAAGGCCCGAGAATACTAGTGATAACGATGGCGAGTATTGTACTCATACAGTCTTCCCCCTATCCGACTGTGATCTGACCACGTACTATGCGATAAATCTGTGGGCGATTGATCTGCTTCCCGAAGCCGAAGTAATCAAACCCCAACAGTGAGCCTGCACAGCTAAGACCAGCATACATCGGGCCAGTATAGGTACCATCGGATGCACTCAAGAATTGTGTCCAGCCGGTAGCTCCTGTGGAATCACCGGAGGCCCATCCTTCCAGAGTTGTTCCAACGCGACGAATAAGGCCGTACCAATCGCCCCCTGTACCGGGATTGGAAGTCTCTGTGTCGAGGATTGTTCCTGCATTGTTGTCCAGTCTGTACATATAGCAGGTACCGCCGCCCGTTGTAATCTCCATCCGCCAGAAGTATCCATCGGATGCACCACTACCGCCGACACTGGATGTTGTATATAGATGAAAGCCCCACGCATGGGATGGAGAGTTACCACCTTTTGTCCAAGCCCAACATTCGGCGTTGTCACCCGATAATGCCTCTGAAGTCCAGGCCGAGTTACAATACACTCCTGTTGAAATTCGTGCTTGACTTCCGTTTGCCTCTAGTGGGTTCCAGAAGGTATCCGGGTTAGTCCAGTCTCCACCATGTGATAGAGGGTTTTCAACACGGTTGAAATCATCCTGGATTACACTACTCTGTCGAATATCAGCCATTAGATGATGTAGGACACTCCCCACCAAGCGTTCTTTGACCCGCTAGCTGTGAAGCCTGTACCGCTTCCATCCTTGAAGAATGTGAGTACAGAAGTAACCTCGCACATTCCGAAGGAGTAAGTTCCATTGTCCTGTATGCGGGTGACGGGGTACTGACCAATGCTTGCGTTAGTGACGGGGATAGAAGCCGTCAAGCTAGTAGCGTTGCTGGTTCCAGATGTGTTGAAATGAGCCATATAGAAACATACTCCTCCAACAACTGAGAACCTGCACATCCCGCCTCCAAGTGCCGGAGCGGTAGAGAATCCTCCCCATGTTGGAGTGTAGTTAAAGTAGGTCGGATACCCTTGTGGGTTTGTAGCATATGAATAGAACGGATCACTGATAGTAGCATTGGCAAGTGTGTAGTCCGTACCTCCTGTGAAGGTAACCGTGGTCACCCCGGCTGAGAAAGAAGATAAGGTAACGACGAAGTATTTAACCGTGGTTTGTGTGAGCTTAAGCCGTGTACCCTTGGAG